GAACTCCTAATCCTTGGTGGCAATCGTGCCGGTAAAACAGAGTTCGCGGCGAAGCTGGTTGTCGAAACATTGGTTAGCAAGCCCAAGTCGGTGGTCTGGTGCCTTCACTCTTCGCTTCCCTCTTCTGTCGAGATACAGCAACCCTTTATCCGCAAGTACCTGCCCCCGTCCTGGAGGGATGTGGGAAAGAAGGGAACCACGACCAACATATCCTGGACGGACAAGAACGGATTCTCAGACCAGGTTTTTGTAACCCCTGACGGCAGCAGGTGCCGCTTCCTTAATTACACCCAAAATATTTCGGTACTGGAGGGCGGCGAGTGCGACCTCATCTGGGCGGATGAATTAATCCCCCTGGAGTTCCTCCAGACCTTGCGCTTTCGTGTGACCACACGTTTCGGGAAGATCCTAATCACCTTCACCCCGGTGCGGGGATATTCCCCGGTGGTCAAGGAGTTCATTTCCGGGGCGAGAACAGTCAAGAGTCTCCCTGCCCCATTGCTTGAGCAGGATGCCATCCATGTCCAGGGGTGCCCCCCGGGGGAGATGCCCTACATCATGCAACCGTTTCGCAAGAATGCCCGGGTAATCTCTTTCCACGGCAGCATGAACCCGTTTGGGGGTTTTGAGCAGGTCGTCAAGATGCTCGAAAACAAACCCACCACCGACATCAAGATCCGGGCATACGGCTGGGCAGACAAGATGGATGGCGGGGTGTTCAACCGGTTCGATGACAAGGTGCATGTGGTTAAACCGGACAAGATTCCCAGGGAAGGAACCCGTTTTATGACCTGCGACCCTGCCGGCAATAAGAACTGGTTCCTTAAATGGCACCTAATCGATGACATAGGAAGGGTCTTTCTCTACCGGGAATGGCCCGATTTCAAGACATACGGGGAATGGGCGCTCCCGGGGAACAAGCCAGACGGGATGCCTGGCCCTGCCCAGACCAGTGGTATGGGGAAAAGTATCCTGGCGTACAAAAAACTTATTCTTGAAGCCGAAGGTTGGGTGTACGATGACGAGATTGGGACTTGGTTAGGGTCCAAATCCGAGAAAATTTATGAGAGACTGATTGACCCCAGGTTTGGGGGTGCGAATGTTCCAAGCATCGAGGAGGGTACCAATATCATTACCCTCATGGAGGAGGAACAACGGGACAAGGAAGGTCGTGCGGTAGGTCCGTCAATGATCTTTATCCCGGCACCTGGTACCAACATCGAGGAGGGGATTCAGTTGATCAACGATTATCTGGATTTTAACGGTGAGCAGGAAGTGAATGCAATGAACTGTCCCCGCTATTATATCAGCGAGGCATGTCAGCAAACTATTTACGCCTTCATGGAATATACCGGCAGAGACGGGTTGAGGGGGGCAATGAAGGATGTTGTGGATTGCGACCGCTACCTGTTCAAGCGCGGCCCCATGCCGATGAACGATGTTTTAATGACGGCAACCGGAGGGGATCAGCGTGGAGTTTAACGACTTGCCCCTGACTCTGACCGCCGGTGAGGCGAGGCAAATTACCGGCTTGCCTTATTACCGGTTGCGCGAGCTAGAGGAACTGAGGGTCTTGGAGGTTGCCGAGGTAAACAAGCGGCAACGAAGATACACCAGGGAATCCATCAGAAAACTTCTCAAGCTTGGTTCTGCGGGGGCTAAGGTGAAGGTGACATAATGGCAAAGAAAGTAAATATTAACGAACTGGCAAAGGAACTTAACCAAGCCGCGATTCGCACAAACGACTACATGAATCGCAGTGAGTTAAACTCCGATGCGCGATACAATCGCTGGGCAGGTCAGTCCCAGGATGGCAGGAAGTGGCGGGACAACGTGGGTCACAGTCCCGTTCCATTTGACGGGTGCAGTGACAGCAAGGTGCCCCTGGTGGACACTTATATAAACGAAGACGTAGATCTTTTGATGACCTCTCTTCGCAACATGCAGCTTACTGCGGCACCCCTGGAGAGCAATGATGCCGAGCAAGCAAGCTTGACAACCAACCTGCTCCGCTATGCAAGCAACAATGCAATAGACGAGTTTTACGCTGAAGCAGAGTTGTGCGCGAATGCCGTCCTGGAGAACGGACTTTCTGTCATGGGTGTCTTCTGGGAGAGGGAACAAACTTTAACATATGAGGAGATTGATCTGGAGCAAATCAGTGCCCTTGCCCAGGAAAGACCGGAGTTTGCGGAAGCCAACCAGGTCATCATGGATCCTGCCCGGGAGGAGGAAGCCATTGAGATGGGAAGGAAACTTCTCCCCGATGCTTCCCAGAAGGTGTTGCGTAAGATCGTGAACGATCTGAGAGAATTCGGATCCGCCCAGTACCCTGCGCCGCTGACAACTATGGACAGACCCACCTTGGTCAGTCTTCGGGTTGGAGAGGATTTCTTTGTCCCCTTGGACACAACCGAATTGCAACGGGCCAGGATGTGTTTTTACCGGGAATTTATGACCGCTGAACAACTTAGGGATGCGGTTAACTCGCGGGATTGGGACAAGAACTGGGTAGATACTATCATCGAGAAATCCAAGGGGATGACAATGACCGTCACCCGGGGCAGCGCGACTCCCCGTTCGGGGGTTAAGTCAAGTCGGCAGTACCTGGACGTTGCCGAGATCTACGAGGTTATCCACTGTTACGAACGCAAGAGCGACGAGTACGGGGTGCCCGGGATTTGGTATACTGTTTTTAGCCCCCACGCTCAGTCAGACACCCACGGCAATGATATTTGTGCAACCTATGAACTGCTGGATTACGCCAACGGGGGCATGTATCCGTTTGTTCTGTTCCGCAGAGAGTTCCTGAGCCGGCGCATGGACGATAGCCGGGGTTACGGGGAAATTGCCTACACCTGGCAGCGGCAGATCAAGCAGGAATGGGACGGGCGGGTTGACCGAAGCTTTCTGGCTACGATCCCGCCGATATTCCATCCCCCGGGAAGACCTCCCACAAAGTGGGGACCGGGCGTGTTCATCCCCCGGGTGCGATCTGATGATTACCAGTTTGCCGACCAACCCAACTGGGACTTTGGCAGCAAGGAAATTGAGGATTCCATTCGGGAAACTGCCGACCGGTATTTCGGCAGACCCGTCTCCCCGGAGAACAAAGGGCATGCGCTCATGCGGCAACAGAACATGGTGTCCCGTTGGCTCAATTGCTGGAAGATGGTCTTTGAACAGGTTCTGGCATTGTATCAGCAATACGCACCCGAAGAGTTCATGGTGCGGGTGGTTGGCAGCGATAAAGCCAAGGCACTTGCGATGTCCAAGGACGACATTCAGGGTCAGTATGATATCATTCTCAACTTCCAGGTTGCAAACACCGAAATGGACCTTCTCAAGGGCAAGCTAGACCTGCTCAAGGTTATTGTGAGTGAGTTCGATATCAACGGAGTGGTGGACCGCACCGAGTTGATGAGTGTGGTCTTTAGCTATCTGGATCCGATTCTGGGCGAGAGACTTATGCGACCTGCCGAGAACGCTGAACAGCAGCAGATTGATGACGAGAAGACTTCCTTTGCCAAGATATTTTCCGGTGTGGAGGACGACATCAAGCCCGGGCAGGCGCATCAACTTCGGTTGGAGGTTCTTGACAGGATCATGGAGAACAATCCTGCCGCTGCGAAGCGTTACATGGAGGATCCCAAGTTCAAGGACGACCTGGACAAGCGCCGACAGCAACATCAACACCAACTTGACCAGAGGGAGAATGCCCAAATCGGGAGACTCGGCGCATGACGGACGACCTCGCGATGCTTCTCCTGGACCCCCGGTTTTCGGCGGTTCACGAACTCATCAATAGCGTGCGGGAAGAACTCATCATGCACATGAGCGACCCCGCAGCGTCAGAGCATCATGGACTGCTGGCGCACGACGCCGGCGGCATCGATGCCCTGGATCAATTAAGGAAAAGAATGGAACAAGTTATAGAAGAGTTCCGGTCTAAAGATACTTAGTTATGAAAAGATAGCACATATTGGCACTAGTTCTGAATAGTGCCCTTTGCCACCTCACGCGAACCCGGTTACTCAGGTGATCGGGTTTTCTTTTGTCCCCGTATAAAAAACAATCGGACAAATACCCTCTCTTGCGAGGTTAACAGCATGGCGAAAAATAAAGGA